AAAAAAGGTGCGGCTGAGGAGAAGAAAAAACGAGAGGAAGAAATTAAGGCAATGTCTCCTGAGGATCAAAAAAAGGCCCTCGCCGAAGACAAGAAAGCCTCAGAAGAGAAAAAGAAGAAAGTTCAGGCGATGTTTAAAAAGTAGATCATCATGACAATGAAACTCTCAAAACTTATTGATCGTCATCTGGACCACTACAAGCGTTCAGAGAAGAAGGACTTCGACAAAGCTCGAAGGTTTTATCGAGGCAAGTTTTTTACTACCTCGGATAGTGACCTTTCGGGAATGAATCAACATTCATTCTTGTGCTCGAAGAACATCATCTACGCGATTGCAGATACGGCTATCAGTTCCTTGTTGGGACCGAATCCATCTGTAGGAGCCATGGCACGGACGCCCAAGTCTCAAGACGCCGCCCCCTCCGTGACTGGTCTCATTGATTACGTGTTTGACGCAAATAAGTTTCGACGCAAGGCAGCAACCGCTTTGATTGACGCTGTGTTGTGCAAGAGAGGAATCTTCAAGACTGGGTGGGACGCAAAAAAAGATATACCGATCATTCGAGCGGTAAACCCATCAAGTGTTTTCTTTGACCTTACCGTTCGTGACACAGACGACATTCGATACTGGATCGAAGCTACCGTCATTTCGTTCGATGAGTTCAAGGCTCGAGTGAAGTCAGGACAATACAAGTCCGAGCTAATCAAAGAGGTAAAGCCTGATCGATACCCGAAGTGGCTTTTGGACGAAAACGTAAAGAGTTCTACCGATCAGGTTCGTGACGCCTTCAAATGGGTGACTGTGTACGAATACTACGATCGTGAGCGCGGCCTGATGCAGCACTACATCAAGCAAGCTGACGCAGTAGTGTTTGAAGATAAGATTGATTACATCCCTTACAGCATGTTCTCACTCAACCAGTCAGGTATTGACTGTCTGGGTATGAGCGAAGTTCAATTGGTTCTGCGACAACAAGAAACTATCAACGATCTTCTGACACACATGAAGCAGATTACCTATCTGCAGGTACCTCGTGTCATGTATGACTCTGGTCGAGTAACTGAAGAAGACCTCAACAAGGCAGTAGAAGCCTCTGCTGGATCGTTTGTCGGTGTCAACCCGTCCAACAGTGAGGCACTTCGGAGTCTCGCTACGCTATTTTACGAGATGCCAGTGCCTGCGGCACCAAACGGAGTAAAAGAGTTCATCGCTCGACAAGAAGAAGATGCGGCATTCATTTCTGCACTTGCAGAAGCGGCTCGAGGGCAGGTTGCAGGTGCTCGTACCGCCACCGAAATGGCGATCATTGACGCCCAACTTAGAACTCGTCTTGCCACGCGAGAGGGTCATCTAAACGACGCCTTGGAGGACGTAGCCAAGAAGGCATTCTATCTGTGTAAGAAGTACATGAAAACAAATCGTCTTGTACGAATTGCAGGATCGACAAAGTGGCAAGAGTTGAGCCACAAAGATTTGGTCGATGTCGATGTTGACTTCGAGATTGTCAGCTACAACCCCATCAGACGCAACCCCGGCATGATGGCAGAAACGCTGATTCAAATGTTGCCATTCTTGTCTCAAAACGAAAACGTAAACGTTCGACGTCTCACAGAAGAAATACTGTCCAACATGGGACTTCCCAATCGTATTCTCATCCCAGAAGAGGATATTCTTCAGGCGAAGCAACAGGCCGCAGAGCAACAACAAATCGCGGCTCAACTCGAAGCACAATCCAAGCTTGGAGGTGCTGCCGGTGGCGCACCACAGTTAGCCGCAAATCAAGCCAAAGAGGTTGAGGCTATGCTAAGAAATTTACCGCCTGAGGAGGCGGCTAAGTTTGCGGAACAAATGGGGCAACCTATACCGGGAGCGGAGGAACTAATGGAAGACGCGTTACCGGGCGGCGGCGGTTCGCCGATTCGCGGTGAAGCATAGAGGTGATTTGTGGCGCTATCGAAAAGAGACAAACTACGTAAAGCCGCGCTACTAAAAAAACATAGGCTTAAGGGCGTAAACATAGCCAAACGCACGCCTGATCATCCCAAGAAAAGCCATATTGTACTGGCGCAAGAAGGCAGTCGACTCAAACTCATTCGGTTTGGTGAGCAGGGGGCGAGCACCGCAGGCAAGCCAAAGAAGGGTGAGGGCGATCGGATGAAGAAAAAACGAAAGAGTTTTAAGGATCGTCATCGCAAGAATATTGCTAAGGGCAAAATGAGCGCGGCCTACTGGGCCGACAAGGTGAAATGGTAATGGCAGATAAACGAAAAGCAAAACGGTCGAAATTGCGTAAAGCCATCAAAGGACGGAAGAGCAAGAGCCGCGTTAACGAGGCAGGTAACTACACCAAGCCGACTATGCGTAAACGAATCTTCAATCGCATTAAGGCTGGCGGCAAGGGCGGTCGTCCGGGTCAATGGTCCGCGCGCAAGGCACAGATGCTTGCCAAGGCATACAAGAAAGCTGGCGGGGGATACACAAGCTGATGGCATTAGCTAAGTCACAAAAGTCTCTAAAACAGTGGACGGGAGAAGATTGGCGCACAAAGTCGGGTAAGCCCAGCACACAGGGACCTGACGCGACTGGTGAGAGGTACAAGCCTGCCGCCGATCATGCAGATGACTCACCAGCGGAAACTAGAGCAGACACAAGAGCCAAACGCAAGGCAACCAAGGAAGGCAAGCAATTTGCCAAGTACAGGAAAAAGGCCAAGCGACAAAAATTAGCAGCGGCAGTAAAAAGTAGGAAAGCGTAATGAACTTAGAAGATATTAAATTGGGCATGCGGCAGTCAGAGCCACAGGCTGGAGATGAGTCAAAGAAGTTGATTGACGAAAAACAAAAACGCGTCGCACAACGATCGGCTGAATTGATGAAAAAACAAGCTGAGGCCGCTGGCGTATTCAAGGAGGGATACGCAACTCCATTGCGTACGGACAGCCCCGCCGGAGTCGATCTGGATGCAGACAAAGACCCAGAAGAAAAATCTGCTACTTTTGACTTAGACACTGACGAAGAACGCGACGATCCAGCTGATCAAGGGGCTCTCTTGTCGGCAGTCGGCAAAATTGGCAGCACGAATCAAGCTTTGGATTTGGCTCGACAACGTCGCGCAGGCAGGAAGCGAGACGAGGAAAATCGTCGTCGATCTGGACCGGGAACAGAAGATGGCGGCGATGGCGGCGATGGCGGCGATGGCGATGGGGACCCACAAAAAAGTAAAAGCTTTGCGGAAGAAAACGAAGAAATCTACAAACAGTTTTTGCCCGAAGATGTCGTAAATGACCCTGACCCCAACGCACTCAAACTTGCGGCGGAAGACGCAGCCGAAAAGAATTACAACGAGAAATATGCAAATCAAAAACCAAGATCAGTCGACTACGTAACTAAAGACGGCGAGGAATACGAAAAAGAGGTCTATCAGGACGGCGCAGTATTTTATATAAGGTCGGGCGATCAACAAAAGTACCGAGGGCAGAACGAGGAACCAACAGAGAGATTTGCTCCTGTGGAACCTTTTGAAATTCCACCGTTTTTTGATATGTCTTCAACAATCGAGCGTCTCCGTCTGGCTGGTATCTTAGACAGTGCGGATGAACTTACAAACCCTGAGGAATCATGAGCCTCATAATGAACAACCTCGAATGCACTGGTTGCGACTTCTTTGAGGAGGAAGCAATCTACAAGCGAGCAGATGGACCCGACGATTGCCCCGAGTGCGGCAGCAAACGCAAGATGAGTTTCCGTGGACTCCGATACGCTATCCACGGACAAGGCCCCGGATCTTTCGCTGCCGTCGACTTTGGTGTGCTGGGCAAAGCCGAAACCAAAGAGGACTACGATCGATGCATCGCGACCATCGAAGAGCGGTTCCCCGGTAAACGGGTAAACATTCAAGAGGAAACTCTCGCACAACGATCTGAACGACTTGATACAATCCGGCACAACAGTTGGAAACGCAAAAAAGCAAAAAGCCTCAACGACAAAATTCTCAAAGAGGTCAGCGCCGAAAGTAAGCGTCTAAACGCTGAAGGTCGGAAACAAACAAAAAGCGCAGCGGAACTTGTAGGAGGTAAATGATGCCAGATCCAAGCAGACGAAATCTACTGTCAGACGGACAACTCGTACAATACGCAAAACGACTTGCGACAAAAAACGACAGAATACTCAGGAAGATAAAAGAAGACGCCGTTCGTGACAGTCTTGTATACGAAGACAGAGAGTCGGGAGAGCGACGAACACTCCCAAATAAATTCATACTAGCGATTGGTCACAAGGCAACTTTCGAATTGGTTGACCCAGAGATTGAAATCGACAACAACAATATATAAATTAGTTACACCACACTGGTAACAATCAAAACGGAGCCAACATGCCAACTGACCCAAAAACTGGTGAGCGCCTTCCCGGCAAAGCAGGAATGTACGCGGGGGAACCCGGAGCACCTGCCGACGCACCTCCTATGCCAGAGGGCGAAGCCTCGATGGATGAAACAGGGAAAAAGGCGACCGACGCACTGAAGGTGATCGACGATGAGTTAGAACGTCGCGACAAAGAGTCCGGAATGGATTCTCCCGGTGATGCTGGTGGCGAACTCAAAGATCTGGTAGAAACTTTGGGTGTGACGCCAGAGCGGGCTCAAATGCTTTTTGACGCAGCACAAGAACTGGACAAGACACGAGGCAAGTCACCGAAGGAACTTGCTGAAATGATTGCGTCTGACTTTGATGTTCTTATGCAACTTGAAATGATTGCAGCACGTAAACAAGATCAACCTAAGCCACAACCCATGGCGGAACAGCCGCAAGGAATGATGCCTGAGGGCGCGCCTCCAATGATGCCGCCCATGGGACCAGAAGGAGGAATGTAATTCATGTTCAACGAAGATAACGAAGCTGTAGAAACACCAGAAACAACTGAAGCAGAACCTGCCGCAGAAGTGGAGGTGAGTGCCGAACCACAGGAGACTGTAGAAGCTACACCTGTCGAAGTTGAAGAAGAGGTTGAAGCACCCCCCGTATTCGAGTGGAACGGCGAAATCGAAGATCTGAACTCGAAAGAATGGGTTCAGCAACTTGACCCAGCGATTCGAAACACGATCATCGAAGGTATTCAAGGCAAGTATCAGAACTACCAACGTGGATACACATCGAAGTTTCAAGAACTTGCTAAGGAACGTCGCGCCGTTGATGATCTGATGAAAACAGTTCGAGAGAACGAGATCAAGGTCCAACGATGGATGCACGGCGATATCGATCCTATGGTCGCCAAACAACGCGAAATCGATGAGCTTAAGATCGCCCACAACTCGGCCCTGCAAACCTTGCGTAGAGAAGCAGAGCAGGCACACGAGAAGGCATCGATGTCGCATGGAAGCGCGCTCGAAAAGGCCGCACAAGAGCGGGACAAAGCACTGCGACAGTATCAAGAGGTCTACCAACAACTGGAGGAGTTCCAAAACAACCAAGTAGAATTGCAAGTCGATCAACTCGAAAAATGGCTGACGACTACTGCGTCAGACGTATACGAAAACGACGACGCGTTCGATCGCTTCTGCGAACTGGCACGAGCTAACGTGACTCCCGAAGATGCCGTCAAGATGGTACGAGCGTTGTATCCACCACCTGCCCCAGAACCTGAGCCTGAGCCGGAACCTGAGCCTGAGCCAGTACCCGAAGGTATGAAGCTAATGAACATGGGACCCGACACAGCATCTGGTACAGAGGGCGGAGATCCACGGTCGTTCGAAGAAATGATGGACCAACTGCGAAAGCAGGCCATGGTCGAACAAGAACTTCTTCTTCGTCAGTAAATAAAAAACCCCCGATTGCCTAAGCGACCGGGGGCTTTTCTTTGTCTACGCTGTTTAGGCGAAGATGGCGTATGTAGCATCGTCGGTGGACGAGGCATGGTGAATCGTCAGTGTGCCTGCTGCAATGACCGCGCCTGTTGTCGCGATGTTTGCGTCCATAGACACGACGACCGGAGCACCATTAAGCTCTGCGGTAAAACCGGTGACTGTCGATGATGTACCGCTGCATGTCACCTTGCCCACGATTGGAGCACCGTTAGCTACACTAGGCTCAAGGACGTAGGCTCCTGCACTAGCGTCAACCTTTGTGATCCGACCAACACGAACGTTCGCGCTGAAGGCAGCACCATCAGCAGTTGCAGCAGGCACGGCACCCAGAGTGACATCTCCGCCAGTGCTCAAGTACACGGCGTCACCAACTTGAGCAGCGGCAGAGGTGTTCTTGTCAGTGATGACCTTGTACGGCAGGGCAAGAGGGAGAAACTCTCCTGACGCACCAGCAAAGTCGGCGACAAAGAAGGGACCACGACACTTAGTAATGTCCGTGTTGTCGGCAGGCACACATGACAGGAAATCACCCTCCATACCAGTAGCGACGATAATGTCGTTCTCTGCGATAGCAGCACCACAGTGAACCTTGATGGCGTTCGAACGAGTCTTCGTTACGCCGGGGATAATTTGTTCTTGCTTAAACTTAGCCATGATTTTCCATTCCTTTTTAGGAGTTACAAAAGCGCATCATCACGCACAGAAATCCTACCATGAGCAGGAAAAACGGCAACAAAAACTATTAGTTATCGTCGTCCAAACCATCTCGACGTCTAGCACCACCGCGAGGACGATCCCGCTCTGTACCTTTCATCCTCTGCCGA